TGAATATGAATAGGATTGTTCCAATATGGAGAGTTCCGTTCAATTCTAATTTACCAAATATAAGGTTAGATATGGGAAGAATACCTCCTGTGGGTTTTTTCCATGCAAAATATAATGTAATTGATATTGGTTTAAGTAAAGCAGAAGATTCGACATTAATTTATGAAATAATTTAAAACAAATGATTATGTGGTACGATATGAAAAACTATTTGTTAATGACACTCACAGGGTTGTTGGGCATTGTCAGTACATTTCAGCATGCTTTTATTGCCCTTTTTTGTGGCTTTATATTAAACTTTCTCATGGGCATGGGAGCAGATGCAGCGGATAAAACAACAAAAGAGAGCTTTTCGATAAAGAAAGCAACTGAGGGCATAAAATTGTTGATGTTTTATGTAGTAACAATTTTCTGCCTTTATGGAATGACCTATCCAGAGCCAAAGCTGACAGAAACAGTAATAAAATGGTTGACTTATATCGTATCATATTTTTATTTGACCAACATTTTCCGAAATGCAACGAAAATTTTTCCTGATAGCCGAGCAATAGCGTTTATTTACATGTTCCTGTCAACGGAAGTGTTTATCAAACTTAAAGAAATGTTGGGAATAAAAAACAAAGGGAATGAATTAGAGAGTAACTATGATGACGAAAATTCACAAAAAACGAGTTAATATGAATAATTTACTTGACAAAATAAAAGAAATTTCTAATCAATTTAGTTTTGATTGGCGTGTTATAGCAGCCTTTATAGAAGTAGAAACAGGTGGGAAGGGATTCAATTCCGATGGAAAGATTATGATTCAATTTGAGCCATCATGGTTTAAACGATATGTACCAAATGCACCTGCGGGCGTATGGTCAACAAATAAAGTAGATGTGCAGTCAAAAGAATGGGAAGCTTTCAATAATGCTTTTGCCATAAACAAAGAAGCTGCCATGCTAAGCACTTCAATAGGGCTTGGGCAAATAATGGGATTCCATTATAAAAGATTAGGATATAAAACCGTAGGTGAAATGTGGGATGATGCCAAAAAAGGAATAGACAGACAAATTTGGCAGATATGTGAATTTATACGTACTGACAACAAGCTGAAAGATGCCATCAAACGAAAGGATTGGCACATGATAGCCACGATTTACAACGGAGCTAATTATTTGCAGCTTGCCAAAAAACTGGGAAGAGAACCTTATAATATAAGTTTAGAGAAGGCATATAAAAAATACTTGAAATATGTTGACTAAAATTAAAAATAATCTTGTTTATATTGCATTGGTAATAGGGCTGATAATCGGATTCTTTGCAGGACGAGCAACGATTAAAACAGTTCCTGAAATTCAATATGTGGCGGGTGAAACTATTCATGATTCAATTCCCGTGCCTACTCCTTATTTTGTGCAAGTACCTTCAATACCGGTGTTGCCTATGAAACCTGATACAATACGCAAAAATGATACTGTTTATTTCACGCAAAAAGTTGATACAGCAGCAATAATAGCTGACTATATCGTAAAGCGTGATTATAAGATAGATTTATTTAAAGATAAGGAGAAAGGAGAATTAAAGGTTTTTCCATCAGTTCAGTACAATAAACTTTTAAGTTTAGAATATGAATATACACCTGTAACAAAAATACAGACTGTTGAGAAAAAAAGAATTTTCACTCCATTTGCCGGAATTGGATTTTCAACAAATGATTTTTATAATGTAGGCGGAGGCTTATTTTATCACAACGCCGGATTAGAATATAGATATAATTTCAATTTGACAGATAAACAAAACTTCCATACTATCAATTTAAACGTAAAATTTTAACATGATAGATGTCAATTCTATATTGCAGGAGAATGAATACAGAAAAGCCGAAAAAGCAAAAGAATATGATCCTATTTCAGGGCTTAACTGTTGCGGGGAAAGATTTGCAATAATTGTTCCAGAAAAAAAACCTTATACATTCTACCTGCCTATAGAAATGAAGGATTTAAAAGCCATTAAACTCCTTCAAACTTATGGGTCGATAACAGAAGTATTAAAAAACGAGACAAAATCAAGAAAACCAAAAGAAGATGAAATTGATTTTTTTTGGTATAAGATATGTGAAGAAAGATACAAATATGATTTTGAATTTTATGCAGTATCATGTTGCTGGATTATTGATAAGGAGACTGCCAACTATATAAGATTCAAACCTAATCCGGCACAAAGAATGTTGATAAGGGCGCTTGAGAAACAGAGGCTCGAAGGGCGACAAATTAATATCATAATTTTAAAAGCCAAGCAAATGGGGTTCACCACATTAATACAGATGTATATGCAGTGGATACAAATTGTTTTGAAAAAGAATTGGAACAGTGCGATTTGTGCTCACGAACTTACGGCAGCCATAAACATACGTTCCATGTATGATAATTCAATTAGAATGATGCCACCTGTTGGAGGTGAGAAAAAAACAATTTGTTCTTTTGGCGGTACAACGAATATCAAACAAATACCCGAAAGAGGTTGCCGTATTACGGTAGGAACTGCTCAAAATCCCGAATCAATACGTTCACAGGATTTGAAAATGATACATTTGTCAGAAATGGCTTTTTATCCTGAAACAATCGGGAATAACCCTGAATTGATTGAATCAAGTATGATTTCTTCACTCACCGATGGGCAAAATACAATGGTTATCAGAGAGAGTACTGCAAATGGTGTAGGAAATTATTTTTATAATCAATGGCAAAAAGCAAAAAGAGGAGAAACTGCATACGAGCCTATATTTGCTCCCTGGTTTATGATTGATTTATACAGCGAACCATTTGAAGACAATAAATTTTATCTACATAACGGTAAAAAGAAAAAAGGAACTGTCGCTGATTTCATATTGACTTTAAATGATTATGAACGTAACCTATGGAACAATTACAAACTTTGTACGCTTGAAAACTTGAATTGGCGAAGAATGAAGGCTTCGACCATGCCGAATGAATCAAAAATGAGACAGGAATATCCGAGTGATGATATTGAGGCATTTCAGGATTCAGGTAATCCTGTTTTCAAAGCAGAAGAAATTGAAGCACTGCGCAAAGACTGCAAGCCTCCACAAGTTGTGGGTATATTGTCTTCCAAATGCTCGCCTACTTTAGCTATAACAGACCCTCAACGCAGAAGTGAAATACTTATGGATTTAAGTTTCGTTCCAGACAAAGAAGCTACAAATGCTGTTTTATACGGAACAGAAAAAGACCGGATAAAGAAAGGAGAAAATAAACTTCATGTGTGGGTGATGCCTGATACGTCCATAAAGGTAAAAAATAGGTATGTAGTTTCCTTTGACCCTCAAAAAGGATTATCGGATTCGGCAGATTATGGGGTTATTAAAGTTTTCGACAGATATTGGATGATGCATGGAGAGGGCGTAGAAGTTGTTGCACTTTTCTATGGACACATAGACAAAGATATTACCATTTGGATAGCTGCACAGATTGCAAAATGGTACAACAACGCATTGCTTGTGGTCGAAAGTAATACGTATGATAGTGATATAAAAGAGGATGACACGGAATTTATTTTTGAAACAATAAAACAATACTATGGCAACCTATATAGCCGTACACCACCAGACAAAATACAAGAAGGATTTCCTGTAAAATATGGATTCAATACAAACAGGAAAACAAAACCCACATTGATTGAAACATTTACAGCAGTAGTAAGAGAAAAAGGTTATACAGAAAGAGACCACGAAACATTAAACGAAGCCCGAGTATTTGAATACAAACCGGATGGAAGTACAGGAGCAAAGGGGAGCAATCATGACGATAGGTTAATGGCAACAATGATAGGAATATATGTATGCTATAGATTGCCATTACCATCTTTAGTCGTGCCGAAAGAAATTATTTCAACAAAAAAAATAGTGTGGTAAAAGATATAAAATACACTGTATTTATATCTTTAAAATCAGTAATATAGCTAATTATAAATAAGAAAATTATTGTAAGCTATATTATTTTTTTATTTTTATAATGTAACTATCTGTAAATCATTATATTTTATAATTTATTATTTAGAAATACTATAAATAAACGTTTACAATAAATTTATTATTGAAAACATTTGGTTTATAAAAAATAACATTTTATATTTGTGCGTTAATTGATTTGAAGTATATGAGTTTGAAAACAATCAATTTGAAAATTATGGAAACGAAATTTTATTTGATAAGAGGCAGCAACATTTTAAATGTTCAGAAACAAACAAATTTATTTTATTAAATGATTAATAATAACTGAATCATGAAAAGGTATGGATTTGAAAAGGGTTGGAAACAAGTACAACTAAAAGATGTTTCAAAAATAAAAAGGGAACTAATGGACGCTTTCGGGATAAATAACAACGTGAGCTTCCTTAAGCGTCTGAAAGGTGATATTGAACCGAAAATAAGCCAAGTAGAGGAGATTGAAAAGATATTCCATAAGTATGGGATAACTGATATTTGGGATTAAGCGATAGACAATATCGAATAAATAAACTATAGGTAAATTCTAAAAATTAAATCATTAAATCAACGCCATGAAAGAAATTGTAAAAGAAATTTTCAAAGAAACTTTAAAAGAAATGAATAGCTTAACATGGAAACAACGGCTAATCGTAATTTATTTTACATTGTCATTTTTATTGCTATTTGTTTCTGATGGTACACCTTTATGGGTGATTGCACTTATTGTCATTAATTTTGCCAATTCGGTAAGACTTACTAAAAAATTACCTATAAAATAATAATCTTTTAATAAAACAAAATATGAAAAAAGTAATATTAAAACAATTGTGTTTAAGAAATTTTCGGGGGATAAAAAACCTTGAGCTGAATTTCTCTGATAGAGAAAACTTTATCTTTGGAGACAATGGATTGGGTAAATCTACTGTATTTGACGCATATTGCTGGCTATTGTTCGGGAAGGATGCGCAAGATAGAAAAGATTACAATATACGACCCATTATTAACGGAGAGCTACTCCGAAGAGTAGATTGTGAAGTTTCTGCCATATTAGATATTGATGGTTCAGAAACAGAGTTAAAGAGGGTATTTAAAGAAAAATGGGTAAAACCACGTGGAGAAATTGAAGAAGTATTTAAAGGTAATGAGACTGAAACATTTTGGAACAATGTACCCATTAATGTTTCAGAATATCAGAAAAAAATAAATGAAATCATTGATGAAGTGATTTTCAAAATGCTTTCAATTGTTCATTTTTTTCCAACTCTTGATTGGAAAGTACAAAGAGAATTTCTTTTCCAGATGGCCGGGACGCTGTCGGATGCCGAAATAGCGCAAGGGAATGAAGATTTTACGAAACTTATCGATAAGATTTCTGGAAAATCTCTATCGGATTTTAAAAAAGAAATTTCTGCACAGAAAAGAAAATTAAAAGAAAACATTGCGCAAATACAACCACGAATCGACCAAACTCAAAAATTAATACCTGAAAAAATCGATTTTTCACAAGTTGAAAAAGAAATTGATGTTTTAAAACAAAAAGTTAATGATATAGATAACGCTATATCAAACAAAGCAGAAGCATTACGACAGAGGTTTGAAGAGATAAAACATAAACAAGAATACATCAATGAACTTAAACAAGAACAACAAAATATTTTGTTTAATGCTGAATTGAAAGAGCGTGAGAAAACATTTGAGTTGGAGAAACAAAGGCAAATTGTTGAAAACAGTATAAAAGCTCTGCAAAAATCATGTGAAGATGATCAATTTAATTTAAAATCATTCAATTCAAAATTAAGTGATTATAAAATCAGGTTACAGACACGTAAAAATGAAATTATTGCTTTGCGTAAAGAATGGGTTGATGAAAATGCTAAGGAATATGATGGGAGTGATACTTGTCCGGTATGTGGGCAAAATATGCCAAAAGAAATGATGGAAAATTCCATTAAATTGTTTACCGAAGCAAAAATGAAAAAACTTTCTGAAATTTCGCAGAGAGGGAAAGGAATAGATGCTGAAATTAAAGAATTGGAGAATGAAATTGAAAATATACAAATTAAAATTTATTCCTTAACAGAGGATATATTGGAAAAAGAAAAAGAAATAGCAGATTTAAAAGACCATCTTGCTTTGATTCCTGTAATCACAAAAATTCAGGTACTACAAGATGAAATCCCGGAATATAAAGAATTACAAGAGAAAATCGAACAAGCCGAATCGGGGATAAAACAAATTAGTGAAGACCCTGATGTAGCTGATTTAAAGAATAAAAAGATAGAATTCTTAAATCATATACGTGAGCTGGAAATAAGGCTTCACGACCGTTATTTAATACATGCTTATGAGAATGAGATTAAAGAACTTGAAAAGAGAGGGAAAGAACTCGCACAACAACTTGCAGATATTGAAAAAGAAGAATATATTATTCAGCAATTTACAAAGAAAAAAATTGATGAATGCGAAAAACGAATCAATAGTTTATTTTCAATCGTGAAATTTAAAC